CAGGATTGAAGGGCGAAACCGGGGCAACAGGTGCAACGGGGCCGCAGGGCGAGAAGGGGGCAGATGGCGCACCCGGTGCGAAAGGCGATCCCGGTGAACGTGGTGCAGATGGTGCACCGGGCAAAGATGGCGCACCCGGTGCGAAGGGCGATAAAGGTGATAAGGGAGACAAGGGCGAGACCGGTGCACCGGGGCCGCAGGGCCCAGCATACACACTGACAGAAACGGACAAATCTGCAATTACCACAGCGGTTTTGGCTGCACAGACTAAAGAAACGTGGACGTTTGAGCTGGAGGACGGTTCTGTCGTGACGAAAACGGTGGTGGTTGGATGAATTTCGCGGCGGTAAAATCTGTGGAAATTCCGGATGGCTGTGTGGCGAAGATTTGCTCCGGCGATACCGTTTTGTGGAGTGCGGGGATTCTGCCGAGCGCTTATCAAGCTGTAGAATGGATCGGCACCGACGGCAACGCATATTTTGTATCGAATTTTTCGATCAATCATCTGTCGAAATTTACACTCTATTATACCTACAGCAGCCCGAGCAACGGCGTGCATATGTTTGGTGCGAACGGGCCTGACGGATATGGTGTCAATGCTCCGAGATTTTTGCACAGACATGGGGCGTTGGTTTTTAACAAGAATACGACTGGCGGCAATGTTTTTCTGTTCAGCTTTGCACACGATAACACTTGGCATACCTATGAAATACGGTGTGAACATCAGGGGAACATCAATGCCCACAAGGACGGCAGTTTTTTGGCGGAAAGCACCTTTGTCAACGCCAATGTGTTTTACCCGTTTGGCGTGTTCTGTAACAATTATAACCGTGCGCCGGCGAGTTACAAGGCAGTCAGCGGAAGCAAAATCAAAGAACTGCGGTTTGTGGATGAAACAACGGGGAAAGATGTATTTAACCCGGTGCCGTGTTATCGGAAGCGTGACGGTGTGATTGGTATGTTCGACGTGGTTTCAAAAGCATTCTTTACCAATGCCGGTACCGGCAGTTTTACGAAAGGAGCGGACGTATGATTTCTGTTTGGCATTTGCTTTGGATTGTGCCAGCTGCGGCGAGTTTCGGCTTTTTGGTCGCGGCGCTTTTGGCAGTCGGAAAGGATCGTGAGAGACTGTGACGGATTGGATCACGCCGCTGTTGTCGGCGATGATACCGAGTCTGGTCTGTGGGATTTTGCTCGCGCTGTTTGGCCGCCGTCAATCTCGCAAGGATGCGGCGGTCGAGCAGAGAGCGGCGGCGCGAAAAAAAGAGAGCTTACTTTCGCTGGAAATGAACATGGCGAGCGCAAAGCTCTCTTATGCGATTGCGATGGCGATCAAGCGCGGCACGCCCAACGGCGAGGTGGAGGAAGGTGTGGAGGCTTACGAGGCCGCCAAACACAAATATCTTGCCTTCCTGAACGAACAGGCGACGGCGCATCTGGCAGACATTTGAAACGAGACACGAAAGGAGGTGGAAGGGGATGGCAGAAAACCGAAAGCCTGCCGGCCTGACGCGCAAACGGAAGCTGGCGGAGGCGTATTTTGCGCAGTGCGACACGGAAGAAAGGACTGTGAGCATCGGTGGATTCTGCAGAGCGCTGGAGATCACGCTGGAAACGCTGCGGGAGTGGTCGGACGCGCGGTGGAAAGATGGAAAAACAGCCAAACAGCTGGTATTTCTGGATCGCTTCTGGACGCGCTATTTCGCGGCAGCAGAGACTGACCTGGATGGGAAAGACACACAGACTGCGGCGAAAATCAAACTGGAACGGCTGATGCCGTTGTTTGTCGGCAGTGCGCCGGACACAGGAGAAAATGCGATTTCTGTGCGGTTTGATGAGCGGATCGAACCCTACAGCCGATGACGGAATTTGTGATGGAAGCGCCGAACAAGCGGCAGCAGCGATTTTTTGCGGCTGATGCGCGTTACGTTGCCTACGGCGGTGCGAGGGGCGGCGGAAAATCGTGGGCAGTGCGTCGCAAAGCGGCCTTGCTCGCGCTGCGCTATCCCGGTGCGCGGATTTTGCTGGTTCGGCGGACGCTGCCGGAGCTGAAGGAAAACCACGTGCGCCCGCTGATGGCGGAGCTGGGCGGGATCGCGCAGTACCGGGAAAACGACCACAGCTTTTCGTTTCCCAACGGTAGCCTGATCAAATTGGGCTTCTGCGCGAGCGAAAGCGACGTTTTGCAATATCAGGGGCAGGAATACGATTTTCTCTTCATCGATGAGGCGACGCAGCTGACGGAATACCAGTTTATGTGGATTGCATCCTGCTGCCGTGGGGTCAATGAAATCCCCAAACGCATCTACCTCACCTGCAATCCCGGCGGTGTGGGACACGCCTGGGTCAAGCGGCTGTTCATCGACTGCGACTACCGCCCGGGAGAGCGGGCAGAGGACTACGTATTCATTCCGGCCAAAGCCGGGGACAACGCTGCCCTGCGCGAGAAAGACCCCGGTTACCTCGCCTGGCTCGACAGTCTCCCTGACGGCCAGCGCGAAGCGTGGCGCGACGGCGACTGGGATGCGTTTTTGGGACAGTATTTTTCGGAATTTCGCCACGATATCCATGTGGTTGAGCCGTTTGTCATTCCCAAGGGATGGCGGCGGTATGTCAGTATGGACTACGGACTGGATATGTGCGCCGTGTTGTGGATCGCGGTGGCGCCGAACGGCCGAAATTACGTCTACAAGGAGATCCACCGGAAGGATCTGACGATCTCGGATGCGGCTGCGGAAATTCTGCGCGTCAACAACGGCGAGGAGATCTACGAGTTTTTAGCGCCGCCGGATCTCTGGAGCCGCCAACGCGAAACCGGCCGCACCACCGCTGAAATCTTTTCGGAAGCCGGACTGTTTCTGACCAAAACGAGCAACAACCGCACGGCCGGGTGGCTGGCGGTCAAGGAGGAATTGAAGCTCAGAACGTGGGAGGACAGCCGCAAGGCACCGCGCCTGCAAATTTTTGCCAATTGCCGGCATCTGATCAAAAATCTGCCGCTTTTGCGGCACGATGAGCGCGACCCGACCGACTGCGCGACCGAACCGCACGAGATCACGCATGCGCCGGATGCACTGCGCGGCTTCTGCATCTACCGTACCTCTGCCGCCGTCGGAGAAAAAACGCACAGCTACGTTTTTTCGGCGGAGAGGTCGCGGACGACGGCCGCGGCGCAGATCGGATACGGCCAGAAACAACATACAATTTGAGAGAAAGGAGAACGATATGGAACTGACAGATTATATTCGCCCCGAGCTTTTGAGTCTGGTTCCCATGCTGATGGTGGTCGGCCGATTGCTGAAGGCTGCGGCATTTTTCAGCAACCGTCTGATCCCGCTTGTGCTGGGGGTGGCCGGTGTGCTGATGGCGATTTGTTACCTCGCCGGTGAAGACGCTCTGGATGGCATCGGCGGGATCGCAGCAGCAACGGGACAGGGCATTTTGTGCGCCGGGGCCGCGGTCTATGGCCATCAACTGGTCAAACAGCTGCGGGAACAAGCTGCAGAAACGGAGGGATCGGATGAGTGAGGTCAAGCGATACGGCATCGACGTTTCCGAGTGGCAGGGGAACATCTGCTGGCCGAAGGTCCGTGAAAGCGGTGTTGCGTTTGCGATGATCCGCGCAACGCACGGGCTGAAGCGCGATGCGTATTTTGAAAAAAACATGGAAGCCGCATTGGAAGCGGGGATTTCGGTTGGGGTCTACTGCTGCTCGTATGCGACGACGGTCGCGGGGATTTTGGAGGAGGCGGCGTATTTCTTGGAGACAATTCGCCCTTGGCGCGAAGAAATCGCCTTTCCGGCGGCCATCGATGCCGAGCAGGAGTCGCAGTTTTACCTCGGACGCGCGGCTGTCACCGAACTGCTGCTGACGTTTTGCGAAGCTGTGGTCTCGGCGGGCTATTTGCCGATGGTCTATTCCAACTGCAACTGGCTCAACTGCGTGATCGACCAGTCGGCGCTTACCGAAAACGGCATCGACGTTTGGGTTGCTTGGCCGCACAAGGTCGCGTCGTTTGCCGAAATTCCGGTCGACGGGGTCACCAAGCACGACCACACGATGTGGCAGTTTTCGAACGTCGGCAAAATCGATGGGATTTCCGGCCTGGTCGATCTGAATATCAGCTACGCCGACTATGCGGAGGAGGCTCCGGTTCTGCCGGATCGGCGCTATGTGAGCTGGGAAGAGGCCGCAGCGATGCTTGCAGAACTCGGCTGCGAGGGGATTTTGCTATGATCGGCGCGGCTTTGTTTGGTGGATTTTGTGCCGGGATTGCGGCCGCGCTCGCGGTGATGGCACTGCTGGAGAAACGAATCGGACAGCGTGCGGCACGGCCGGTGGAGGCGGAGCGGGATGTTTTTGTACCGGAAAACAAGGAACTTGCGCGGCTGCGGCAGCAGCTGACGGAGATCGACCGCTATAACGGCAGCGAGATCGGAGGGTATTGATGCGCGAAACCAAAATTTCATCCCCAAAACTTACGGAAACGCAGATTTGGCGGAAGTATCGGCGCGGTGTTGAGCACCACAACCGCCTGAATCTTTATGCTAACACCGAAAAAGCGTTTCGCTTTTACGAAGGCGACCAGTGGAACGGCGTTTCAGGTGCAGAAGAGCTGCCGGTCTATAACTTCATTGCGCCGACGGTCGAGTACAAATCGGCGATGGTCAGCATGCAGCAGATGCAGATCGTCTATTCGCCGCAGCAGGAGGGCGGCAGGGAAGTTGAACAGATCTGCGGCGACCTCAATGCCTACGCGCAAAAATGCTGGGAAGCGCAGAAAATGGATCACCTCTCCTGGAAGATCGTGCGCGACGCCTGCATTGCCGGCGATTCCTATGTCTATTTTTATAACCGCAATCTCGACGCCCAAGTTCTCGACAACACGGCGGTGTACCTCGCCGATGAGCAGCAGCCCGACCTGCAAAAACAAGGCTATATTCTGCTCTACGAGCGCCGACCGGTGGAAGAAGTCCGGCGGGATGCGAAAAAGAACGGCATTCCCAAGGCCAAAATCGACGAGATCGTCGCAGAC